CTGGTGGATCTCTTTCCGTTAACTATGAGAACTAGGACTAGAAGCACGAATATCACTGTTGAATCCATTGGGAACTTCACTGGTAAGACGTGGTCAGGGAGTACGCTGCTTAGTACGTTTACGTACAGCGGCCAGAACGGTAAACAACATGTGGCAAAATGGAAAGATGAAACGATCATTGATGATCCTTCACCTGGCCGTGGTGTCAAAGTTGTTGAACATACGAAGCTTGAATACGAAATGGTTTATGCCAATAATCGGGATACAAAGACCGATTATGGCAGCCCATCAGCGTCTCATAATTCGTATGAGGGTCCTGGCGCCTATTGGGCCATATGGCAGCATGACGGAGTTTCTACGGCAGGAGTGCCGTATAGATTCGGTTATTTGCCTGTGGCTCATCTGGCGTACACTCCTGATAGAGACACCGATTCGTTGGTTCGCGACACTGTGCATGCCTTCTATGATCAGAATCAAACAGATAATCTGCTTAATCTGATCGAGGCACCACAATTGATTGACTCGTTGGCCTCAATAGCCAATTCAGTCCGTCGACTTCGCCAAAGCATCATTCGGGAAGGCCTGCTTCAACAGCTGGCCTTTCTTCGTGGTTCTTGGGGTAAAGCGAGGATAAGGACTTTGTTGTCCCGTCTTCATGTCGCAAATGCACGAGCATCAGATCTGTATCTGGTGTACTCGTTCGGTGTAGCTCCTCTTGTGAGTGATATGAAAAAGATCCAACGTGAGATTAAGACCTTGCGGTCTCGTCTCAAACGGGAAATTGATCGTAACACAAACAAGATGGTCTCAGTTCACCGTTCCTGTGGGTATGATCTATATTATACTCACAACGGCACGAGACCTAAGTCCATGTTCGCGAATGGCTTTGAATGGACGATTAATCGTTCAAACACTGACAGTAAGCGAACATGCACAGTCAGAGGATTCCGAAATTCGGGATATGAGTCGAATAGCTATAAAAAGCTAGACTACCTAATGTCTCGATTCGGAGTTTCCGGGCCAGCTACATTGACTTGGGAAATAATTCCCTGGTCTTTTGTAGTGGATTGGTTTCTGGACCTCAGACACATCACAGATTCGCTCGATAACCTCTTGACGGGGTCTCGTAAGCGAATAGTCGACATCTGTATCTCGGACAAAATTGTCTTCGAACAGGATGCCGCGCAAGCGGGGGCGCATATTATTACGCCTCCGGTTGGTACTAAGATGGTGAAGTTAAAAACGTCAATATACACCAGAAATCCAGTGACTTCCTACAATAAAGTAGGTTTCAGTGGTCGTTTCGGAAAAAAGCAAGCCAGTCTTTCGGCTGCATTGCTCTATCAACAGATAGCGAAACTGGGTCGGTAGATAGTTAGTCTAACCAACACAGGGGGAATTCTCCCCTATTAATAACATGGATAATAACCTGACTCTGCCTACGGGCAGTCTTGTGTTCTCGCTGCAATACTCCGATAAAACGGGGTCTTCGCGGCGCAACGTGACTCGTGGAGTTAATCTCCCCGAATACATGCTGGTCAAACATCAATCGTACAAAGATTCCCTGACAGGTTTGCCGGGGAATCAGAGTGCATTGATTTTTGAGTATCACAAGGCATTGGCCGATGGCCGCATTGCTGCGGTCTGTCGGGCAACCGTGAAGGTACAGACACTCGTGGATAGCAACGTTGGCTCTGCGGAAGTACAAGCTGTACTTGCGAGGGTTGTCGATGTTCTCCAAGAGGATGATAGTGGACTGGATCTGGGCGACGAAATTTTCGTCAACCAGGAACAGTAAGATACCATCACTTACCAGTGATGTTGCTAGCGAACAGCCTATATATGATGGTAGAAGGTTCCCTCACGGGAAGATCGACCTAATACACAATCGCCCCTTCACAGGGGACTTGGTGTGTATTCATATAGAAGCATAAACGATAGTTAACAATAACCGGTAAGTTGTCCACTCACTAAAGTGAGTGTCCTTCATACCGAATCAGGCGATTGGATATCCATATGAGTATGTTAATAAACGCATATTATAGCCTGCTAGTCGACGTCCAAAAGTTAACGGGAATCCACTTGGATCTCCCCGATGACTTGACGATGAGTTGGGTGCTGCTTTCAGCACCTGCACTAGACAAGCAGTTGTTAGTTTACCTTGAGAACGGAGGACAACCTCCTGAGTTCCCTGAGTGGTTAAAACCCCTCTGGGATCATGTCCTAACCTTAACAGGTGAGGATTATGACGCCTACAGCATAGAACAGCTGCAAGGAAGTATACCATTGGTTAAAACCGATGGTATAGCTCTCAAGTGTCTGCGAACATTGCTTGTTTTCGGTTACAAAGCCGAGTTCGAGCCTTCTAATGAACAACTACAAACTGCGCAAAACGCATTTGAAGATGCTAATCAAGGTGTTGGAATTTGGAATACTGCTTTTAAACAAAGCAGTTGCCCTAGTCCAATGTTTAGAGAAGCAAGACGACTAGTCGGACGCGTGATATCACGCATCGACTGGACCGACATCATCCCCTCACATGGTCCCGGAGCGGTTTACCCGCCAAGGATCCCATGCGAGAAAGGAGATTTCGGCATCTACCACTCAATAAATGAGTGTTACCCCTACGATGTTCATTTCAACGGAGTCCACAATGTGGGCTTCAATGATCTGAATAAAGAATCATCCGAAGTTGAAGAAATTCAATGTCGAATGATTGCTGTGCCAAAAGACTCTCGTGGTCCACGCCTAATATGCGTGCATCCCGCGGAAGCCGTTTGGATACAACAGGGCCAACGCCACGTACTTGAAGCGGCTATCGAATCCTGTCCCCTGACCTCTGGGAAGATAAACTTCACAGATCAGTCAGTGAATGGGTCTTTAGCTCTCAGTAGTTCATTGACTCAAGAGTATGTAACTCTTGACCTCAAGGAAGCTAGCGATCGTGTCGGTACTGAACTTGTTAACTACCTATTTGGTAGTCATGCATCAAAGTACCTTAATAGCACGAGAGCTAGGCGTGTGCGCTTGATAGATGATCGGCTAGTTGAGCTCCAGATGTTCGCCCCTATGGGGAACGCACTGACTTTCCCTGTGGAAAGTTTAGTGTTCTGGGCAGTGGCTCGAGCTGGCATACTCAGTCGTTATGGCGTAAGCTGTAGCGATGTGTATGTCTTCGGAGATGATATCATACTCCCCACAAAATACTACGAAGGTGCACTAAACGGCCTTATCCGTGCTGGGTTAATCCCCAACATTGGTAAGACGTTTAGAAAGGGATTCTTTCGAGAATCCTGTGGCGTCGATGCCTATCATGGCAAAGATGTTACGCCGCTTCGTTGTAAGGTGAGGGGTATCAACTCCTATTCAGACGCAGAATCTGCTTGCGACCTCGCTAAGAGGCTTCGCATGGCAGGTTTTGATGATACATCCGCGTTCCTGTACTCCTCTGTCTCCCGACGGTTCGGACGTTTGGTTCTTACCAATAATCCGTTCTGCCAGGGTCTCGTGGAGTATACTAACTACGATCTAGGTACTTTGCTTAGATATGAACCCCTTGTTTCTTTTAACAAGAAGTTACATGTTTGGCAGGTACCTGTTCGTAGAAGAGTGAGAACCTCAGAGGTTATCACTGCCCATGCCTGGTGGCATGTTCAAGATTCACTACTTGCCTTGATTCGAAAGAGTCTAGGCATGTCCCCAGCACACTGGTCTTCCCAGCTCTTTAAGAGCTGGAAGGATCAGGATATGGGGGCATTCAGTAGTGAGCGCGGTCTGAAGTATCCGACTCCTCGCGGAGAACGGCTACAACGTGGAATGGAGAATTTAATCTCCATGTAACGATTCCTAAAACTGGGGGGCCTGGCGAAAGCCGGGCCCCCTGGGGATTGG